GGATGTGCCGGAAGTGGCTAAGAGCAAATTGGGTGATTTATACCAATTAGGCGAGCATAGGCTCTTGTGTGGAAATTCGATAAAAAAAGAAGATATTGCGAGGTTGATGGATGGGAAGAAAGCGGATATGATTTTTACTGATCCGCCATATGGGATGGGACTTGATGCTGATTTTTCAAAATTAAATTGGGGTGACAGGAAAGGTAAAAAATATAATAATGTAATCGGCGACCATGAAGATTTTTCACCTAAATTAATAACGAAAATTTTTGATAATTTTGAGTATTGTAAAGAAGTTTTTTTATGGGGAGCTGATTATTATTTTGAATTAATTCCCAATAGGAAAGAAGGTTCTTTTATCGTCTGGGATAAAACCCTTGAGAGTAATGGTGATGCTGGTTCAAATTCTGAATTTGAATTATGTTGGAGTAAACAGAAACATAAAAGAGAAGTTATCCATTTTAATTGGTTTAGATATTTTGGTGTAAGCAATCAGGATATAAAAAAACGAGTACATCCAACACAAAAACCTTTGCAGGTTATATATCCTTTTTTAAATAAATATTCTCAAGAGGGCCAAATTGTTGTTGACCCCTTCCTTGGCTCAGGATCTACATTAATTGCCTGTGAAAAAACAAAACGGGTTTGCTATGGTTCAGAACTTGAACCCCTATACATCGACGTAATAATAAAAAGATGGGAAGATTTTACGGGCAAAAAGGCCGTTAAATTATGAAAATAGCCTACATAGCAGGACCATACAAAGCAGCCACACCAAGAGGCATTATTGAGAATATCCAAAAGGCTGAAATTGTAGCGATTAAATACTGGAAGGCCGGTTACGCTGTTATATGTCCTCATAAGAACTCGGCTTTATTCGATGGCATTATTCCGGATGATGAATGGGTTAAAAGGGACTTGGAAATACTTTCTCGGTGTGATGTTATCGTTATGATGCAAGGATGGAAAGATTCTGAGGGCGCAAAAAAAGAACATGATTTCGCCTTGCAAAATGGCATTGAAATAATTTATTATAATTGAATACATAGAATGAATAAATTATGCGAAATAATGGAAAAAAATTAGAAATAGAAAAAAGAAGGCTTGATGTCGCCAGAGTATATTCTCAAGGTTTACATGAACAGCTTGAAATAGCTGAGAAATTAGGTATTAGTCAGCCGACGATAAGCAGAGATTTAAAAGTATTAAAAAAACGGTGGATGAAAGAAGCTGTCGAAGATATTGATCAAGCTAAAGGTGAAGTATTAAGAGAAATACAAGAAGCCAGACGGGTGGCATGGGAGGGATACGAGAAAAGCCTTGATGATTTTAAATCTAAGATTATCAAAGGCCGGGGGCTCGGTAAAGATTCACAAGGCAAGACAACAGGCGAATCTATAGAGCAGACAATTAAGACCGAGGATCGAAATGGTGACCCTCGATTCCTTGAAGTGGTTATGAAGTGCATTGATCGGCGGTGCAAATTGATGGGACTGGATGCTCCGGATAAACATGAACATACGGGCAAGGGCGGTGGCCCTATCCAAATAGAAGAGCAAAGAGCAGCAGTAGAAGAGCGATTAAAAAATGATCCGGATTTAGCAAAAAGGCTTAAAGATGCCATTGGTGGCTAATGAAACCAAAGAAGAAATAAAATTTAAAAATGAAGATCTTGACCTTTTCGCAGAATTAGCAAGATCTGATTTTTCTTTTTTCCCTCAATTAGTATCCGGTAATAAAAACCCAAAGCATATCGATTATATAGCGCATAAAATACAGGCGGCTATTGAAGCGCCTATCGCTGATAAATATAAGCTATTAGTAATATCAGTCCCGCCGAGATATGGCAAAACCCAGTTAATATCTGTTCATCTCCCCGCATGGATGGCTGGCAACTATCCAAAAAAAAGAATGATTATGGCTAGTTATGGCGCTGATTTGGCTGAAACAAACTCTGGTGCGGCCAAAGATATTTTTGAGCATTGGGGGGCTTTGTTATGGAATGTTAAGCCGGGAGAAATTTTCAAAAGGTCGGCATGGAATACAGAGGAGATTGGCGGAGTTGTTGCTTCTGGCGTGATGGGGGCGCAAACTGGTTTTGGTGCAGATCTATACATAATAGATGATTATTTAAAAGATCATGAAGAAGCAGCTTCATCATTAAAAAGAGAGAAAATTTGGAACTGGTTTCAATCTGTTGTGGCAACTAGGCTGCATCCAGGGGCATTATTAATTGTATTCGCCACCAGATGGGACGACGACGACATGATAGGCCGACTTGAGAAACAGTATAGGGAAGAAAAAGAAGAGTTCCCTTTTGACATGGAAATTATCAATCTTCCGGCGATTGCTAGGGAAAATGATCCAATAGGGAGAATTCCAGGTGAAGCTCTTTGGCCGGAACGGTTTAACAAAGCTAAACTTTTAAATATTAAAAAAATATTGGGGCCTTATTGGTGGGCCGCTCTATATGATGGGGACCCTACACCAAGAGGCGGCACTTTGTTTAAATCACAACATTTTAGATATTGGTCGATTGATACCCGCACCGGCGATTATCTATGCTATCGCCAAAATGAAGCAGAGCCCTTAAGAATTAGAAAAACAGAACTTATCCGGCATGTATACGTCGATCCAGCTATAGAAATAAAAAAGAAAAATGACCCTACGGGGATGCTTGCATGGGGATATTCTAAAAAGCATCGTGTTTGGTTGTTACTCGATAGACTTAATGATAGGATAGAACATACCCAAGTATTATCAACGATTAAGAATTTTGCTCTTAAAAATTCATGTATTTTGGCAGGAATTGAAAATGAAAAATTAGGGAAAGTTTTAGTTAAACAATCGGCGGGGAATGATCAAATCGGCGGCGTTAAAATTCCATTCAAAGAAATTCCTACAAAAGGACTTGATAAATACGCAAGGGCCGTGCCGATGGCAACATATACAGAAAACGAAAGGGTGTTTTTCCCCAGGAACGCTCCCTGGTTGGCACAATATGAAGGGATATTAGCAAAATTCCCTAATGTTGCCAATGACGAAGATATTGATTGCACGGCCATGGCCCAGCATATGGAAAATAAAATGTCGGTAACTGAAGCCTTACGAGGCAAGGGATAATAAAAATGTCTACAGATCAAATAAAACAAGCAAAGAATATAGCACAAAAACGAGACAGTAAAAGGCGGGATATGTTCGTTAATGCCTACTCAGGTTTTGGCGGCACTAAAGATCCCATGACAAGGATTGCTTATAGTGCCGGGACTGTTTTAACTCGATCTGAATTAGAGGCATTATATCGATTCAATTGGGTAGCCAGGCGTATAATCGAAGCAATCCCCGAGGATGCGGTTAGGGAATGGATTGAGATTACTACCGATGATAAAGATTTAATTACGAACTTAAATGGCCGAATGGAAACGCTTAAAGTCCAAAGCAAGATAAAAGAGGCTTTAATTAATGCCAGGCTTTATGGCGGATCGGTAATTATTATAGGTGCCATTGATGGGGGATCACCAGAGAGGCCTTTAAATGAGGATAAAATCAAAAGTATTAATTTTCTTAATGTCTTGGATAGGTGGCAATTACAGATTGATAAAACATATAATGATCCATTACAATCTAATTTCGGTGAGCCTGAATTGTATCGACTGCAAGCCATTACTTTAGGATCATCAACCCCAAACCAAAAAATACACGAATCTAGGGTGCTGCGTTTTGACGGTGATTATATCCCGGAAATACTCAAGGTTATGAATTCCGGTTGGTATGATTCTATCTTGACATCGGTGAATGAGGAATTAAAACGGCATGGTACATCTATCCAGGCGGGGGCCGCACTCATACAGGATTTTGTGACGAAAGTTTTAAAACTCCCGGATTTAGTTGATTTATTGGCTAATGACGATCAAGAAGCAATCCAAACACGGATACAGTATTGCATTTCCAATATGTCACTGCTGGGTATCACACTTATCGGCGAAGATGAAGAATTCAGTAAAATCCAAACGCCGATAGCTGGGCTTGTAGATTTAATTGATCGATATATTGAATTAATTGCTGCAGCAGGGAAGACGCCCAAGGCTAGATTGTTCGGACAATCTTTAGGTGTCCTGGCGGGTGCTACAGAAACAACCAGGGCGTATTATGATTCGGTGGGAGCTTATCAGAACGATCATTTAAAAGATCAAATTGAAAAATTAATCAGAATATTTTTTAAGGATCAAAGCGCACCTAACAAAGGCATAGAGCCGGAAGAATGGTCATTTAAATTTAACTCTTTATGGCAACCATCCCAAAAAGAGACTGTTGAAACACGTAAAATGCAGGCCGAGACAGATAAATTATATGTGGATATGGGAGACATATCCCCGGCAGAAATTTCAGCAAGTCGATTTGGCGCTGATGGGTATTCGATCGAAACGGTTCTCGACTTA